GTAGCGACTATTGAGGATGTCCGCAACCAAGATATGTATTACTGGTTCGCCATGCCCCGCAGGGTGCTTGCGTATACCAAAACTCTAACCGCCGACATTGACATTACCAAGATCGGCTTCTACGGGAATAGCTGGGGTGGTCAGATTGCTTACAACATGAATATCGACCCAGATATTAAATGTTGTGTGGCTCAATATGGGAATGGATGGATTCATTATTGGAAAACAAACTCCGTTTGGTTGTATAACATTCCATATTCGGAGCCTCCGTTTTCAGACGGAAATAATCTTTATATCTCAACTCTGGAATGCCAAGCCTACGCAAAATACGCTAGGAACCCAATGTTGTGGATGATGTCAACGAATGACTTTCATGGTCAATTTGATCGAGGATTCCGCAACTTTGAAATAACTCCAGTCCAAGGAAGCTATGCTTTTAAGGCTAATGCATCGCATGACATTACTGGATTTGAGCAGGATGTTCGCCTGTGGTTTGACAAGTATCTAAAAGGTTCTGCAATTACTTGGCCTTCTAATCCAAACACAATTCCAAGTATTGTTGCGATTGGAACTGCGAAGGCAACAGTTTCTCCTTCTCAACCATCAGATGTAACAGCAGTTCAGTTTTACTATGCGCTTGTAACTGCTGATTCTCTAGCTAGAACATGGTTTACTGCGACAACAACAAACAATGGGGATGGAACATGGAGCGCACAATTTCCATATTCCGATGGAACTCGTTATGTTTTTGCGTATGCTCAGATCACTTACTCAAACACAATCATCGTTTGCTCAAAGCAAGCGGCATTTATACCTAACAACCTATGAACTCTGATAGTGGATTATCAACCGGGACAGGATATATTGGCACGATATACAGCGTGTTTGCAGTAATGATTTCTATGTTACCTGATTTAGATATTTGGTTCCGAATCTTGGCATCTGCTAGCGCGATCATCGCGGCATGGGTTTCGATATATGTCATGCTTGCCAAGCTGAACAGAGAAAAACGAAAATGAAACTATCGTTAACGATAATCTCGGCTATACTACTTTCCTCCTGCGTAAATATACCGATACCGCCGATTGGAAAGGATCAAGGTAAACTTGGTTCAGTCCAACTAAAATTGGCGGTATCGTATATTCCGCTAGTAAAACAACAGAACAAAACAGAAACAGAGAAAGAAGACCCAAGTGTAATATTCGCATTTGAGCAATTCTCTAAAACCATAAAAGACAAATGAAAATCGTAAACATCGTATTGGAACGCCTTTCCGAGAATTCGACATGGCGTGGAATCATCCTAGTAGCGACTGCTCTTGGAGTTAAACTCGATCCAGAGCTTCAGAACCAAATCCTTGCCGCTGGCTTGGGATTGGTCGGCGTCATCAATGTCCTCCGTAAAGGCAAGTGAATAGGGTTGAGATAGAGAATATGCAAGCCCGTATTGGCGTAAAGCCAGACGGGTGGTGGGGGCCGAAGAGTATGGCTGCTTTAAAGAAGCACCTTGCTGCTATGTTGCCCAATCCTCCTATCTCACCAAAGCCTAGCACGAAAGCCTGCACAGAGTTCTTTGGAGAGCCGGGGCAAGTTGATATTGTCAGAATAAAGCCACCTTACAAAATGTATTTGTATGATGGGCCAGAAACAATCAGCGGAATTGCCATCCACCCAAAGTGCGCCGAAAGCCTCACGGAAATCCTTGAAGACTTGCTAGACATCTACAATACTCCACAAGCTAGAGATATTGCAGGTATAGACAAGTTCTTCGGAAGCTATGTAAACCGCCCACAGCGCGGCGGATCAGAGCCAAGCAAACACGCATGGGCGGCAGCAATCGACCTAGATGCCAGTAATAATGGTTTACACACAGTATGGCCCACAAGATCGCAAATGCCTCTACAAGTGATCGAGGTCTTCGCGCAGCATGGATGGATCAACCTTGGAGCGGTAATTGGCCGCGATGCCATGCACTATCAATTTACTCAATAAAACATTTGACTTAAACCTTAACTATCGTTAACGATAAAATTATGTCCTGCAATAACAGTTCTTCATGCGGTGGCCCCGACATCAATACCCTAAAGCAAATTGCTGAACGGGCAGCATATTGGGCTAGACAAGCGCAGATAGCTGCACTCGGAGCAACTGGTGCAACTGGAGCCACGGGCGAGGTTGGGGCTACAGGAGCAGGGGCAACTGGTGCAACTGGAGAAGCCGCTGTAAATTTAAGGTTTAGCGATACCAGCAATACAATTGGACTAGGAAATAAAACATTTGCCTATGTAGCTGCAAATGTTCCTTGGGCGTTCGGATACCGAGTTCGTGCAGTTAGGAATGCCACTAACTGGATGGAAGGATATGTAATCGCTATAAACGCAACTAGCGTTACTATTGATGTAGATGAGATTTCTGGTTCTGGAACATATACATCATGGAACATCGGCCTTGCTACAATTGAAGGCGCAACTGGAAGCACAGGCCCAGTTGGAGCCACGGGTATCGGGGCGACAGGGGCGACAGGCGTTGGGTTGCAGGGAAGCACCGGAGCCACGGGATTAGTCGGCGGACAAGGTGCGACTGGAAGCACAGGGGTCGGCGCGACAGGGGCCACAGGAGAGGTCGGAGCTACGGGGTTGGTCGGCGGCACGGGGGCCACAGGGTTGCAGGGCAGCACAGGCGCGACAGGATTGATGGGGCCATCTTTGACTCCTAAAGGTGCTGTTGTTGATTATCCCAACCTTCCAGATACTGGAAATGTTGTTGGTGATGTTTACCAAGTATTGGATACTGGAGACATCTATGGCTGGGATGGATCAGTTTGGAATAACCTTGGGCCATTCCCAATAGGTGCTACTGGCCCAGTCGGAGCTACTGGATTGGGAGCCACAGGTGCTACAGGTGCGAGCGGCATAAAAGTTGATACCACAATCACCAGTAATACATCAAATATAATTTCACTAGGCAGTAAAACATTTGGTCATATTACTCAATACAATCCTATTTATGGCATTGGATCGAGAGTTTTGATTTCCAGAGACCCATCGAATATGATGGAAGGTGTTGTTACAACATTTAACACATCAACTACAATTGTTAATGTTGATACGATCCTTGCTGGCTCTGGCACTTGGGCAACATGGTATATCAGTCTTGCAAATATAGCAGGCGCGACTGGAGCTACTGGCCCTGCTGGGGCTACAGGCATTGGAGCAACTGGTGCTACAGGCATTGCTGGAGACAAATATACAACTTCCTCTACTGATACATTAACAATTGCTCTAGGAACACAATCATTAACAGTTGGGACTGGACTTGCGTTGAGTATTGGTCAGACAATTATTATTGCTAATAGTTCTTCCAATAAAATGGAAGGAACAATAACTAGCTATAATAGTGCAACTGGAGCATTGGTTGCAAATATTACTTCAATTACTGGCTCTGGATCATTTTCAGCTTGGAGCGTATCTTTATCTGGCGCACCCGGCCCAGCGGGAGCGACAGGCGCAGTCGGCGCGACAGGCGCAGTCGGCGCAACGGGATCATCTGCTGGAGCCACAGGAGCAGGAACAGACTCGATCTTCTGGCTGAATGGTCAGACTGTTAATACATCTTACACAATACCAGTCAGTCAAAACGCTGGAAGTTTCGGCCCAATTACCATTGCATCTGGTGTTACTGTGACAGTTCCATCTGGTGGAGTATGGACTGTTGTATAAAACGCTTGACAGAGTTTAATCATTAAATAATTTCTACCAAAAACATGAGTTGCTGCACTTCATATCCTCCTTGTCAATCTAATGACCCAAATGTGTGCGAGCCGCTTGGAACTACTAACGAGGCATACAAGTTAGTTGTTGAGGATGTTTCTTTTTGCACAAAGACTATTCAAGAACCAGAAACCACATCTGCGCTTCAGCACTCTGGAGTTATAGGCTGGAAAGATGGAAGTTCTACAAAACCTTTTAGCCTGCCAGAACTTCAAGGCGCAACTGGTGCTACAGGATATGCTGGTATCGTTGGTATTAAATCCAATGGTGACTTCATTAAGTTCGTAGCTGCCACGGGATCAACTGGCGCAACTGGCTATGATGTTATTGCGAACAATGGTTCTGGATGGAATGTAGTATCTGGAGCCGTGATTACAGGAGTTAGCGACCAACCTAAAGGTGGCGGTTCTAACCGAGTATTCTTTGAGAACGATATTATCGTTACCAATAATTACACGATCACCACAAACAAGAATGCCTTGACCGCTGGGCCAGTTACAGTAGCTTCTGGAATCATCGTCACAGTCCCAGCAGGCTCAACATGGACAGTAGTATAGAAAATTAAAATTATGCCAATCACACTTAACGGATCAAGCGGAATCACGACACCAGCAATTCAAAGCTGGGTATCGTTGAGCGCAAATGCAAATGTTACTGCTGGTCAGCACATCTTGGCTGACACTTCTGCTGGAACTATCACGCTGACGCTTCCTGCAACTCCAGCATTAAACGAAGCGATTATCTTTGCTGACAAGTCTCGCACATGGGATACTAACAATCTCGTCGTTGCAAGAAATGGAAATACAATCGAGGGATTGGCTGAAAACTTGGATTGCAATGTGGAGAATGGTAACTTTTATCTGATTTACAACGGAACAACTTGGAGAATTTTTATTAACTAATATGCTACTATCAAACTATCTCTTATCTGGTGGAGTTAAACCATATCTTGAATTTGGATGGGTTACTGCTCCAAATGCAGCGGGGCAATCAATTACAGACAACACAATAACAACCCTGACGATTGATACAGAAGTTGCCGATACTGGAAATAATGGCAGTATTGCTGGAAATCAAATTACACTTTCTTCTGGAACATATTATTTTGAGGCATACACACACGGATATTCTGGAACAAATAACAATGCTGCTATTATATTGTCATTACAAAACATTACAGATTCCACCACTATAACAAAAAGAGGAACTAATACTGGTCATAGCGGTGCATCGGTTACAACTGAAATAAATGGACAATTTACTATTTCAGCATCAAAAACATTTGAATTAAGGGCAATTTGCGTTGCTTCAACGATTATTTCTTCAAATACTTATACAACTCCTTTATATACTCTCTCAACCGCAGGAGCAGATCAACGCACCACAATCAAACTCTGGAAATTAGCTTAATATGATTTCACAAGAATACATCGACACAGTATTGGGAGCGGCTTGCGCTTCGTTTGGATACCCAGTAACCAACGCATATTTCTATCGTGATGTAGTTCCACCAGAGATTACAGACGATATGCTGAATGCCAAGTGCGCTGAATTGATCGCAGAGCAACAAGTGCCTGCTGATCCGTATCAAGCGGCAGAGCAATGGGTGAACAAGTTCTTCACCGCATCTCAACTGCTTCAATTCAAAGTATGGTGGGACGCTTACCCTCACGAAGCAACTCCGAAACTTGGGACTATTAGCGTGTGGCAAACTGGTGTAACTCGCATTGCTCACGATGGCGGCAAGGTATTTGATCCTGCTCCATATACATTTGACGAGGTAGCAAACGAAGTATTGTCAATTCCAACTAACTAATTATGGCAACATCACTCTCATTAGAAAACGACTCCAGCCTCGCGCAAGGGTATCTCAAGGTCAATGGCACTACTGCCGCTACGATTACTACCTCTGGCATTACAGGAAACTTGGTTGGTAATGTTACTGGTAATGTTACTGGTAATGTTACTGGATCACTTACTCAGGGTGGTTCAATTACTCTCGCAACCGCACAGACTGCATCTGGAACTGCGGTTGACTTTACTGGTATTCCATCATGGGCGAAACGCATTACTGTGATGTTTAATGGTATTTCAACTAATGGAACAAGTAATCCAGTAATTCAAGTTGGAACATCATCAGGCGTTATTACATCTGGCTATGCTGGAGCAGGAAGCGAAGTTGGATCAACAACCGCCGTGAATGCCTACACTTTAGGGTTTGCAATTAGGTCTGGAATTTCAACAAATACTGTTCATGGAGCTATTTCATTATTCTGCCTAAATGTTTCATCCAATATTTGGGTCGCTTCTGGTGTAACATCACAACCTTCAGTTCCGTTCACGCATCAAATAGCTGGAACAATATCTCTTTCTGGCACTCTTGATCGCGTCCGCATCACCACAGTAAACGGCACAGATCAATTTGACGCTGGAACAATTAACATTTCTTACGAAGGATAACATATGCCAACAACAATCGACTCCGCAGGAATTACTTTTAACGACACGACTTCGCTGACGAGTGCGAATATCGGAACCGCACAACTTGTCAATGGTTCAGTCACCGCAGCAAAACTTGGCGCTACCGAGCAGAAGCAGATTTGCAAGGCGTGGGTTAATTTTAATGGAACCGCTATAGTATTAGTCGCAACCAATGCTGGTTCTGGACAAACAATTTCATGTTCTTCTGGATCAACAACAGGAACATGGTCTGATACAGGCTGGGTTCAAGGAAATGTTGGAACAATTTACAAAATTACACAAATAAATGGTGTAACTGGAGCAACACTTGGTGGTGTAGATGTATCTACTTTAGGTGTTCAAATTGTATCCGTAGTTGCTGGAGTATCTGCTACATTTATATTCCTATCTGGAACAACAACTTCAGCGCAATCAGTAACTGGAACTGGCTCGTCTTCAAGCGGGTTCTCGTATATTGGAACTGGCATCCGCTCCAGCTACAATGTCTCCAGTATTACGAAGAATGGAACTGGTGATTATACTGTGAATTTTGCAACTGCGCTGGCTGATGCGAATTATAGTGTAAATGCACTTTCTCAACCTCCAACATCCGCAGGAGCGGCTTTAAGTATTTCTGGTATTTCCACAACTCAAGCAAGACTTCAACTTTATCAATCATCAGCAGCAGTCGATTCACTAATATTTTGCATCCAAGTATTCGGAAACTAATTTTATGTTTATCACTTACCCACAACCAAACGGACAAGTAGCTATCGTCATCCCTACTGGCGATGTTAATGACGCAATCAAAGATGTTCCAGCAGGAGTAGAATACAAAATCGTTGAGTCAGTTGAAATTGATAACGATTATTTCAACGCATACGAGTTTGATGCTGAACTCGGCGCAAAAGTAAACATCGAGAAGGCAAAAGCTATTCATCTTGATAAGTTCCGTTCTGCTCGCGCTCCTAAATTGCAGAAGCTCGACATTGACTTTATGAAGGCAGTTGAGGCTAACAACGAAGTGAAGAAAGCAGCAATCATTGCAGATAAGCAAGCACTCCGCGATGTCACTCTTACTCCGCTTCCAGATGATCTTGCAGGAATTAAAGCCACTTGGCCTGACATTCTGAAGTAATGCCAACAGAGGGATCAGTATTCGATGGATTCACAAGTATCGTAGCACAAGACGCCGATACCCATCCATCATATCTACCAGAGTTTTATGTTTCTGAATCTGTAAACAGAACATTCCGTGGAGGGGTTAATAGAACCCGTCCAAGTATACGAAACATCCCAATATTTGCTGGTGCAGAGCAATCTGAATTTATCGTTAACGATATTCAGAGTGGAAACTTCCAAGGGGCTTATCCATACAGGGCGGTAAAGTATGGAACATCAGACGGAATACTTATCTCTGTATCTGGGGTTATCTACTTTCTAAAGGTAGTAAATAACAAGGCGTATGCCTACAAGATCATTGACGGGAATGATCCCGGCATGATGCACACTTGGTTTGTCCAAGCCGAAGACCGAGTATACATCCAGAACGGATACCAGAACGCAATCGTGTGGGATGGCGATTTAACTATTCCAGCTTACCGATTAAATCCATACAACCAAAAGATGCCGATTGGAACAGTGATGGAGTATGCTTTTGGGCGAGTCTTTGTATCTGATAGATTCAATCAAATCTACGCATCCGACATTATCTTCGGAAACGGGTTTACCGATACAACCAATACGGAAAACTTCACCGAGATAACATACTGGGCAGAGGGTGGTGCATTCTCAACTCCTGCAATGATGGGGAATATCACAGGAATGAAGGTAATGCCGCAGATTGGAACTAACCTTCGCGGCCAAGGAGAGCTAGTCATCTTAACAACCAATGGCGCATTCTCAATGGATGTGAGTATTCCAAGAACTGAATGGAACACATCCAACATCCAACGCATATCATTGCTTGGCCGTGGATGCACAAGTCCGTATGTAGGTCTTGCCAACTCTGAGCTTTGGTTTAGGTCGCACGATGGTTGGGCATTCTATTCCAATAGCCAATCAGAATTCGCTAGATACTTCTCGCTTCGTAAACTCTCCCGCGAAGTTAACAAGTGGGTTCAGAATGATACTCCGTGGTTGAAGCAGTTCGCTTCCACGATGTTCTTCGACAACTATCTGATTAGCACAGTCGCGCCACAGACAACGAGAACAGTAGGAGTTGAGGGGCTGAATAGGTATCACAGAGGAATGGTTGTTCTCGATCTCGATCAATCTTCTTCTCCATCACCAGATGCTCAACTCTCATTTAGGTGGAACGGAATCTGGACTGGCTTCCGTCCCACGCAATTATTGTCTGCCTTGATAGAAAACCAAAAGCGCGGCTTCGGATTCTCATTTGATAAAGACAACAAGAATAGACTTTACGAATTCACAGTAGACTACAAAGATGACTTCGGCCCAGATGGCAGCAAGAGAATTGAATCCTTCTTTACGACTGGAAGGTATGATTTTGCAAATAGCGGACAAACAAATAAATTCATCCGCAAGAAAATTACTGGTGGAGAAATGTGGATGAGTGAAATCTCTGGGCAGGTAGATAGTTCTGTTGATTTCCGCGCTGATAGCAATCCATGCTGGTCAGAAATCAAAGTTCCAACCGAGTATGGATGCAATCCATGTTCTCCTGTAGTTAATGGCTGCGTCCCGCAAAAGGGTGGCAGTCGATATAAACGCTACAAATTTAATACACCCGATCCAAGCGAGTGTAATGACATCTCTGGAATACCAGCCGTGGAAGGAAGCGAATTCCAAATAAAGATCAACCTAACTGGGACTGCAACAGTTGATCGAGTTAGGCTAATGGCTAACATCAAGAACAACGAAGACTCTCCAATTGGTGACTGCCCAGAAGAGAATCAAGAGTGTGAACCATTTTTGTGTTGCCAAGAGAAATATTGGGAATACAATATCGTGAACTAATTGCTATGGACAATCAGGATTCATCACCTTCAATCGTATTTCCAAATGTCCCAGATGACTTTTGCCCCTCTGGCAATTGGTCTGAAATTTTGCAGACATTCATTGATGAGGTTCTTGCTAATGGAACCATCAATGTCCCCGGCTTGGGTGATGTGACGCCAGAGGAAATTGCTTCGATCAATGCGGAATTAGCTGATCTTCAAAACCAAATCAATGCGATTGAGGACAATGTTGTTATTAGAAAAGGAACTATAACTAGTGTGCCAGTTGGAGATTCTATCCAGACAGTTTCATTCACGGCATTTCCAACAGCTACTTTCTTTGCTGGAATTACTCCGATCTGCAACGCAACTATTGGCGCATCAGCTACTCCGTTGTTTGCATTGGTCGAGGCAAGCAAGACAACTACAGGATTCTCTATCCGAGTTGAAAACAATATTTCACAGATCACGCAGATAGATTGGGTTGCAATCTACTCTGTATAAACAAAACAACCAACCAAATAATAATATGACACCTCTAAAAGGAACAGACCCTCGCCTCGTTAGTGGCGGCGCAAGCACCCGTGGAACAATCCGTGAAGGTATGGGCAATATGCCTAACCTCGGAGCTAAGAAGCCTACTCCATTCTCTAGCAAACCACTTCCAACTGTTGGCAAAATGGTCAATCAGTTCGGTGGCCCTCAGTAATTATCGTTAACGATAAACCCTATGGGAGACACACTCGATGAAATGGTCGAGGTGGTTAAGGGCTTTGTAGGCGATAGTGGGACTTGCTCCAACGAACGCGCAATCAAGGCCATTAACCAAGCAAGACGCTTGCTTTGGAATAAGCGTGAGTGGAATACCACCGCAGAATATTTTTCGATATGCTGCGTTGATGGGTGCTTCACTCTCCCGAATAGGTATGAGCAAATCCGCCTTGCGTGGATTAACGGAGAGTCTGCCAGTCTAGCTGATGAGTGGTTCAACGCAACTCAATGGAAGAACATATACAATAGAGGCAATTCCTGCCATCGGCTTATTACTGAAGCTGGTGGCTTCCATGTTGTCTTCAACGACTATCAGATCAATACATTTCAGATTGGATTGATGGTAGAGAATGAAGATGACGCTGGAGTCGAATTGGCGTTTCAAGCACAGGATGAATATGGATCGTATAGCACAGTCAAGATTACGACTCTTGGCCGTGGAGAACTAGCGAAGACATCAAAGGAATACAGAGCAATTAGGTCTGTATCCAAGCCTGTGACTAAAGGCAGAATCCGTGTCTACGCTTACGATACAAATATCGAAGCAAGGACATTGATTTCTTTGTATCATCCAAATGATGTTAATCCATCTTTCCGTAGATTCCAGACTCCAAAGAAATGCGATTGCATCACGCTGTATGCATCGAAGAGATACTTTGATGTTGTAGACCCGCTTGAGTTGGTTGAGTTCTCCGCTGATGCAATGATCTATGCGGTGCTAGCTCTTAACTCCCGTGAGAACCGCAAGGCGCAAGAGTTCTTAACCAACCTATCTCTTGCTGTGCAGGAAGAGGAAAAGGTTATGGAAGGCGACGAAATTCCGACTGCTGCCCCGCTTCGGATTGCAAACTTCCAGCGACCAGAAAATTTAATTGGGAATTATCTTGGCTCTCCGAGTGCTGATGACTATTTCTTTCAACCTAG